ACAGCGCAGCAAGACCTTTCTCTTCGATAGCTAGCAGCCGATCTGACTCGGCCATCTCTTTGATGGCCGCGCTGTGCTGTGCAGCCTCTGTACCGACCTTGTTGAGCGCCGACAGCAGCGTGCCCTCAGATGTCGCCACATCGTCTGTGGACATGCCAAGCGTGTTAGCGGCTGTGGCTGACTCACGCATGGCTGCGGTTTGTTTGTCCAGCGCGACCGTGACCGACTGCGCTGCTTTTTCAGACCGGGTGTACGCACCTTCGGCTTTTTTCTGTGCCGCTTCTGCCGCAGATAGCTCGCTGTTGGCATCGCGTTGCGCCGTGCGCAGTTCAACCAATTTCTCTTTGGCGGCACCCTGCGCCGTGACAAGCTCGGTCAACTTTGTCCGGTAGTCTGCTGTTTGCTTCGCTGCGTTGTCATAGGACGTTTTCAGTTCCTTGATCGCCGTGGCAGCAGCGATGTTTTCCTTCTGCCCTGCTGCCAGCGCTGCGGTGGCCTCTTGCTGCTTGAGCTTGGCCGCATCCGTTGCACCTTTGAGGTCGGTCAGGTTGGCCGACAACTTCGCGGCTGTCTGCGCGGTGGCATCCTGCTTTTCTTTCAGCAAGTCGGTCGCTGTGGCCAACTCTTTGAACGCGGTCAGCGCTTTTCCTTGTTCGCCCAACCGGCCAACTTCGTCAGCGAGTTTCTGGAACTCAGGCGCAGCGGTACCGCCCTCGCTGGCCAACTTCTGAATGGATTGCTGCAGCGACTTAACGCCTTCCTCACCGAGCGTGTCAACGCTCAAGGTCATTTTTACGTCACGATTTGTCGCCATTTGTCAGCCCTAAAAAATGAAAAACCCGCCAAGCAATAAAGCGGTGGCGGGTTGTGGTGCGGGTGTGGCCCCGCCACTCCTAACTACGATCAGACAACAGCGTCTTGCACCGTCACGGTGTAGGGTTCGCCCTTGCCGACAGGGGTTTTCAGCTTGCCTTTGAGAGACACGTTGCCGAAGTCGTTGCCCAGGAAGTCGAACGCACTGTCAGCCGACATATGCACGCACTTCGGTCAGGGTCGAACCGCTGATCACCGAGCCGGTGGCCGCAGAGTAAGCAGCAGACACTTTCAGGGATGCGGCATCAACGATCAAGCTGGCATCGAGAACCTTGATCCAGCCAAGCGGGCGATTCAGGATGTAGTCGGTGCCTTCAACGTAGGTGGTGGTTGCGCCTGTGTTGGTGACGGTCACCGTTGTGGCCAAATTCTTTTTGCCAATGTCAACCCACTTGCCTTTTTTGATCGTCACCGCGACTGCCGCCAAGGTGCCGGATGTTTGATTCAGCGCCACGGACGTGCCGAGGAACGCCATCACCAGAATGTCGCCGGTCACTTCGGACAGGTCGAGCGTGAATTCAGTGGGTTTGCCCAAGTTCACCGTGTCGAGCACTTGGCCGTAGGTGTAGCGCCCTTTGCTGGTTGCTTCTTTGGTGTCAACGGAAGGCTTGATTTCCAACTTGTCGGCATAGAACGGGCCGACCATGCCTTGAGAGATACCATTGACCATCCGGTTGATATAAATATCACCTGCGCCCATGAAACTGCGTGCTGCCATTTGAGGCTCCTTAAATGAAAATTACGCCGATCATCGGCAGGGAATCTATTACGGCAGCAGTGTCCGTGTTTTCGCCAGATCAGTGCTGCGGCACAATTTCGCTATGCGTCAGCCAGCGTTTCAGCAAACGTGACGCTGACATGCACCACGGCGAACACGATGGCAGCGCCGTCCGAGCGCGGGCCAATGTCGCGCCCGGCATAGGTGATGTTGGCCACCCTGCCGCCCATGCGCGGGCCTTGGTTGAACAGCACCCGTTTGATGTCTTTGATCACCAGATGCGCCGCATCGTTGGGATTGTCCGGGTCGCACTCGACGTACCCACCGACAACATAGTCCTGCGTGATCTTGATCGCCTCACGACCAGCGCTTTCGCCAGGGTGGTCTTCACCCTCGATGATGATCGCGCACGGTACCTGTTCCTCGACCTTGCTGCGCTTGCCTCGAAAGACCCGCAGGCCGATGTCGGTGTTGTAGCCGGTGGCGACGGTGATACCCGACAAGAGACTTGTCAGGTATTCGGCAATTTCGGATGATTTGGTGAAAGGTAGTGTCATGCGAGAACTTTCAGCATTGCTGCTTCAACTTGATCTGCCAGCGTGTCGGCCAGCGTTTGCTCGGTTTCCTCAAGCAGAGTGCCGTTTAGCTGGTACTTGAACAACTGGTACACGGCGGGGCCGAGTAGTGTCCTAACAGACGAGCCACCTTTTTTGCGGGTGAACATGAGTAGGTTCCCGCTGCTGTCGGTTTTGCCGGCCAGGGAGAATGCGTGCTGAAAACGGTCAGCCCCAGCGCGCCGAACAGATGCGCTTTTGCCGTCAGCTTTTTTATTTTCCTGTATCCCGAGGCCGGCATTCCCCCTTCGGTATGTCCACCCCGGCCACTTGGAAAACTTCTTTCCCATTGCTTTGATTTGCGCGTTCGACCAATTCACATCCGTCGTGTTTTGCCGGCTGTCAAACTGTGAGAGTTGTGTTGTCGTACCAAGCGCCGCTATTGAGGCAACGGGCTTTGCAGGGGTTGCGTGAACAAGAGGCATCCGTCTGCGCAGATAGTCGTCGGTCAAATTGATGCCAGTGATCATGCGCTTGCGACTCAGATCGTAGGCAGAGTCAACTACGTCGTTCAATGAGTCAACAACCACCTTACCGAGCGCTTCACCTGTGAGTTCACCCAGCGCAACACCGCGCTTTTCCAGCGCTTCTACTGATAGGTGTAGTGCGTAGCCCCGTGCCATCACGCCACCTTCAGGACGACAAACCGCTTGCTGTAACCGTTCTGGTCAACGTACTTGTCCAGGCGGTACCGCTGCCCGGTGTAAACCCCAGGGCTGACCGCCATTTGGAAGGTCTTGCCGAGCACAGGATTGACGGTGTTGGCGATGGTAGCCACGTCTTTTGCAATCGTGATGTCGCCCCGGTACTGCGCCGCCTCATGGTCGATACCAGCGAATTGCACGTCATGTTCGATGTTGATTTTGCAAGGCACGACACCATCAAAAAGAGCATCCTCACCGAGGACAGCGAGGATGCTCTGTGTCATGCGCTCGAAAGCGCTGATCATGCTTTAGCTCGCTGCTGCGGACACTTTGATCGTCGCTTCTGGCAACGTGTTCAAGTGCAGCGGGTTCGACTGGCTGTAAAGCTCGACACCCACGTCATACTTCATGATCGACTGCTTCAGGTAGTACGGCAAACCTTGGGTGTTGACCGTCTCCATGAAGTTCGCAGGGCTGTATGCCGTCTGGAACATGCCGGGCACACCGACAGGGTAGGCATAACCCAAACCGTCAGCAATGAAGTCACCGGATGATGTGCCACCGATATACGGCTGGAAGGTGATACCGCAGAAGTTGAATTCACCATCAACTTGCGTCTCGCGCAAAAACTGGCCGGTCTGCCACAAGTCATAGGCTTTCAACACCTTGGCATGTGCAATCAATTTGTCAAAGAATCCAGCGGACACTTTGACTTTGACACCAGTGATAGAGCGACCGCCCATTTTCAACTGGATTGCACGCTTCAGGTCGATGCACTTTTGTTTGATGTCGGTCGCGGCGTTGGACAGATCAAAGAAAATGGTCTGTTGGGTGAACCCGAAAATCGAGTACATGTCCCACAGCACGGTCGAACCGTCAGCGTCCAGAACTTGCCCTTTGATCGCGCCCATACGCTGATATTCAAGGGTCAGGTCGAGGTTGTTTTTCATGACCGTGGTCTTGCGGGTGATCAGGTTCATGACCGAATCAACTTCAGACTCCGTACCGAAAGCGCGAACGCCTTGCACCTCGTCGGCCATGATCGCGCCGCTTTGAGGCATGTGGACAGAAGCCACAGGGATCAGTTTGCGACCGGTCAGGCTGACAGGTTCAGGGATGCCACCACGCGGTGCGGTAGGCACCAATTTCAGGGCGGCACCTTGGCGCTCGATCATCATCGTCAGCGAGTTGATACCGTATTCCTGAAACAGACCTTCGTCACCGATTTGAGTCGGTACGCGGGGGATGTCAACGATCACTTGCGACAGCGCAGAGAGGCTGAATGCGTCGTTGTTGAAAATGTCAAGGGTGGCCATGTGTTACTCCTGAGTCTTAAAAAGTCAAGGCTCAGAGAGCCGGGGTTGCGATACCAGCGAGGCCGGATGTACCGCGAACTTTGATGCCACGGGCGCGCAAGTCAACCTCGGCTGCTGCGTCAAGTCCCGTCAGCGCGCCACGGCGAACTTCGCAGTCGTCGGTGAACGCAACCACTTTTTTGTCGCCAGTGGCGGCAAGCAGCGGTGTGTAAAGGATGCCGGCTGCGGTCTGTGAACCGTCAGATGCGCCATCCAGATAGGGAATGTACTTCCCGGTTGCCGTGATTTTTCCGAGCACGGTACCAGACGCGATAGCCGCGCCAGTTTGTGTCACGGTTACGTTGTCACGGCTGCGAAAAAGTTCAGATTCGCTCAGGACGAAATCCGCGATGCGCGGGACGAGAGTCAAGGAGGTTGCCATTATTTGCGTCCTTTCTTAGATGCTATTTGGGCGTTGTGCGAGTTCCAGACTTTCTGCGGGCTGACACCGGAACTCGACGCGGAGGTGCCTGCTTGATTGGGTTTTGATGTGTCCGTGTGCTGGTCGCCATCGGCCTTGGCGGCAATGA